CGTAATGCCGATTTGGTTCATAAAATGTATATACAGGTTAAATTACCTTCTATAGATATAAGTGAAGGGAATGGCACTAATAGTGATAATAGTAATTTTAGGGCTTTTAGATGGTTAAATTGGATAGGTCATGTATTAATAAAAGATGTTGAAATATCAATAGGTGGACAAAAAATAGATAAACATTATGGTGAATGGTTGCATATTTGGAATGAATTATCACAATCACCTGGAAAAACTGGAGGGTATGCTGAGATGGTAGGAAATGTTCCAAAATTAACCCAAATTTATAGTTCCAATACGGCATCATCTACAGAAAATAAATCACCTGAATATACATTATATATTCCATTACAATTTTGGTTTTGTAGAAATCCTGGAATGGCACTGCCACTTATAGCTTTACAATATTCTGATATAAATATTAATATTAATTTTAGAGATTTAAATGATTGTATTTGGGCTAATAAACAAACATCTACATCTTCATCAACATCTTATAATGCTAGTTCTGGAAAAGATGTTTTTTCAACTTTACCTAAAATATCAGGAAATGGAAATACTAATGTTTATGCAGATTATATTTATTTAGATACAGATGAACGTCGTAGATTCTCACAAGTGCCACATGAATATCTTATAGAACAATTACAATTTAATGGTAATGATACACTATCGTCATCAACAAATAATATTAAATTAAATTTTACACACCCTGTTAAAGAAATAATTTGGGTAGTTCAACCAACAAATTATAGAAGTAATGGATATTCACAAAGTCGCGCCGGAAAACAATATTTTAATTATACTGATTTATGGGATTATTCAGGTTTTACTGGGACTCCTGAACCTGCAAGTGGACCTGGCATGGTTGGAGGGAAAAATATACAAAATTTATGGTATGGTTTACCAAACGTCCAATTACAAGGAAGTTTAAAATATGATAAAAATACTTGGAATAGAACAACTACTTCTTATACGAATCAAAATGCTGGTTATACCGATATTAAAGATTACACAAAATCTAATGGTGTTGTTAATGTAGATAATAGTGTTGGATTATGGTCTTTAAATAATGAAGTTGCATTACTTGATGGTGGAAATAATTGTATATCTAAAGCTAAAATAGTTTTAAATGGAAATGATAGAATATCCGAACGAGAAGGAAAATATTTTAATTTAGTTCAACCGTATCAACATCACACTACATGTCCTGCTCCAGGTATAAATGTATATTCATTCGCATTAAAACCAGAAGATCATCAACCATCTGGAACATGTAATTTTTCTAGAATTGATAATGCTCATCTAAATATTACTGTTACTGATAATACCATAGGAACAACATATAATTCTGGATCAGCATATATTAAGATTTATGCTATAAATTATAATATATTAAGAATTATGAGTGGAATGGGTGGATTAGCTTATTCAAATTAAAAAAACATAATATATTTATATGACTGATATTTGTGAAGAATGTCCTATATGTTTAGAACCTATAGAAAATGAAAAAGACTCAGTGACTCTTAAATGTAATCATAGATATCATAAAATTTGTTTAAATATGTGGTTAGATAGAAAACCTATTTGTCCATTATGTAGAATGGAAGTTATTAATGTATTTAAATGTAAAGATTACAAATATAATTTCTTTAATTATAAAATTAAATTAGAATATGATAGACTATGTATTAAAGGATTTTTTAAAAAAAAATATATTAATTACAAAAATATAAGTAAAATAGGATATATAAAAGAAGCGATTTTTATTTTTTATATAGAAAATAAAACACATTATATTAGAAAATATAGATTATCTGATGAAATAACTTGTAAAAATTTATTTACTAGTATTAAAAATAAATTTATTTAAATATAAAATTGATTATATTATAATTTGTAATAAATTATTATAAATGAATTCTATTCCACCAGAATTAAAAATTAAAATTTTTAAACATCTTATCCCAAATGAATCATACAATATAAATCAATTTAAATCTTATTTCTTAATTTATAAAGAATGGTTTGATGTTTTAACGTCATTATCTTTTAGAATATATTATTCAAAATATTTAGGTTTGTATAATGATTTAATAACAGCACACCCATTAGAATATGTACATTCAGTTATAACTTATGATAATATACTACAATATGCTGGATACAAATATATTTCACAAAATTATAGTGGTATGATGATAGATATTTTTGGATATAATAAATTGATTCATTTACCTTTTTGTAAATTTAAAAAATCTATATGTATAGATAATAAATGTCATTTTACAAAATCTCCTAAATGTTATTTTCATCATCATGGTATTCAAAAATATATAACCGCACCTATAATGAGAGGTATGGATACTATGGGACGCAATTATCTATTATTTGTCTACACAAATATTGACACAAATGAAATAATGTATGAATTTATTTATAATAAAATTATTAATAATCACATTATTAATAGTTATAGTGGGATATATAACAAAACATATATAGGTATGTTAAGTGATAATAAAACAATGACTCATTATTATAGTAAAATTATAAATACATATTCATATGTTTATATTAAAAAATTAATTGATGGAGATCTTTGTAGAATCCCCAAGTATGATCCTGAAACAGACCAATATTATGAATCAGATGAAGGCAATATTAAATTATTTAAACATTGCTAGCATAACCCCATTCGTCAATCTGTTGTCCCTTCCCAGATTCCGATATGGGATAACCCCAGGGGTCAATCTTTGGTTCATTACCTGCCAACGCGCTCCATTCCCTAAACTTATCATTGTATGGTTCTGCTGGTACATTTCCTCCAGATCCATCAGGTTTTACAGGAGTTGAGGATGTTGGTGCTGCTAGTTCATTTGCTCCATTTGCTCTATATTCATCAGATGGTTCAGCAGTGTCAATTTCTGCAGCTGGTGCTGCTGCTGCTGGTTCTGGTACTCCTAGTGCTGCTGGTGCTGCTGGTGCTGCTGCTGCTGGTTCTTCTGGTGCTAGTGCTGGTGGTACTGCTGCTAGTGCTGGTACTGCTGGTGGTATTGCTGCTGGTACTGCTGCTGGTGCTAATAATGCTGGTGCTGGTACTCCTAGTTTTGCTAGTTCAGATGGTGTTAGGGGAAGAATACGCCTCGTTGCTTTTTCTGGCGGGGCTGCTGGTGGAATCTTTTTAAACGTAGATTCGGCTCTATTCCGGTCTTCGTTTTGTTGTTCTAATATTTGTAATGCGTCTTCTGGTAATCCTTTACGATTATTCAAACTACGTGCAGTTTGATCAGCAGCAAAAACGCCCTGCGGCACAATCCCGCCAGAACCCGCGTTGCTATTAGTTTCTACAATATTTCTAAACATTCTTGGAGGAGCTCCAGGTGTACCAAATGGCTGTTGTCCTATAGCAATAGGATCCTCCTTTAATTGAACTATAAGAGAATCTCTATGAGATTCTAATATTTTTTCACCATTAACACTATTTGTTAAATTTTTATTTTTCATCAAATAATTATCAAATAATTTTTGTATTGAGAATTTATTGTCTTTTGTAATTAAATAATCACGCGATGCGGTTTTTAATGCTGTTGATAAAAACCATGGATCACCAAGACTGGTTTGTATTTTGCTACTAGCATTTTCTAATGCCTTACCTATATTCGAACGGTTGGCTTTTTTTTGTTGAGAAACTAATGCGCCATTCAAAGCGTCTAAAGTTTCAACAATAGTTTTGACTTCTGGTATTAATAAAGCACCTTTTAAATCTGCTAATGTTTCATTCTGTTTAGTTGTTGCATCATCCAATATTTGTTGTAATTCTTGAATCATACCTATACCATCTTCTGCTATTTCAATCTTTTTATTTATTCCTTCTGGTTTAAATGGCACGGCTCCTGAATAAAATTGCCCGATTTCGTTTAATTTACCTCTTAATTTACTAATACTAATATCCATTTCTGTTGAAAAATCTTTCGTTGTTTTTCTTCTTTTTTTTGAGGTATCTATTTTTTCTTGTCTATCATCAAAAGCTACACCTATTTGTCTTCTGGTATTTCCTGTTTTAATACCTTGTGCTTTTTTCTTTGAAAAAAATTTTTTGGCACGTTTAAACATACCACCTTTTATTGTTTTTAACTTACGACGTTTTACAGATTTACGTTGATTCCTTTTTCCATTTTTCATAATACGTTTTTTACTACGTATAATTCTCTTTGCCATTTTATAAAATATTAATAGAAAATAAATCTATTAAGTTAAAATAAAAATTAATTAATTCTACAATCATTATTATATATTTTTAATAATATATCTGGAATGTCATCTTTTAAAAATAGTGTTTTCATAATATTTCCATCAAAATACCCAACAAGTTGAAAATGATATTGATCTAAATAATATATTATAATTGTTTTTTCATTGTTATCTAAATCTAATGAAGCTATTGGATGAATTGTAAATCGTTCATCAATATTTGATGTTTTTTTATTATTGTCCGAATTTAAAATAATAACATTAATTTTAAGTTTTTTTTGTAATAATTGTAGTAAAATATGATCTCCCCAAAAATTGTCTCCACCTTTAATAATCTCTTTCTTTAATTGACTTATATTTTTAATATCATGTGGATTCCAAGAATTCATAATATTAAACGAATCTTCATCAAAATCCAATTTATATGTTTCTAATATCATATTAAAATTTTCTTTATTAATTTCACTTGCTGCTAATTTTCTTAATAACTCAACATTATATTTAGGCAATCGTAATTTAAATAAATACTCACTATTTAATGCTTCACATAACACATGAAATAAACAATCACCATCTGAACCACATTCTAATAGTCCAAAACAAGAATTATTACTATCTTCTTTTAATCGTTTTTTCCATCCTAAACATAATTTACTCCAACCATAATCATCTAAATATTTATGCCAATTAGATTTATTTATTTTTTTAATATGTTTATCATTTTCATAAAACGATTCGCCATCTTTTATAAAAATACTATCTGTTAAGTAATAATTCATACTATTTATACATAATTTACTCTTAAGTATTATAAATTTTTAACATCTTTGGCAAAAGCCAATGCTGAAACATCTACTAAAGGCACTGCAGGTGCTTTTGCTATATTAACTTTTACTGGTTCTGCGTTAAAATTTGGTAAAAATCCACTCTGATCAATNAAGTTTGGAATTAATGGTCGATGATTATCTTTAAAAATAATTCTATTTGAAACATTATTATCAAATGGTAATTCAACCCTTTCTTGAGGATCTTGACATAACCATTCCCATCTATTCCATCCAGTTCCTCTTAAATTACAAGAAGGATTACTTAATCGTGTATTTTCTGTGAGAGGCATATTACAGTTCTTAAAATCTGTTGTCTCAATTGAATTATCAATCATTCCATCTTTATTAAATTTAGGAATAAAACCATCTTTACTACAATTACTTAATTTTCTATTGATATTCATTAATTCTGAATTTACATCTACCATTGGAATTTTTTTAGCAACACTATTACCAGAACGTTGAAGAATAATTTGAGGGTCTTTATTAAAACAATCTTCACATGATATAAATGGAGTTGTAAGTTGATAATCACCCACGCCAGATGATTCTGCTAATTCTTGTTTATAAGCACACGTATCATAATCAAGTCTATTGAAACTCATATATATTTATAGGAGATAATTATTTAAAAATTATTTCTAAATAAATAAATAAATATTAATTCTAAAAAGGAATATAAACAAAATTATTATATTTATTATATAACGTATCTTTAGAGTCATTATTTTCTATATGATAATCATAATTTAATTTAGATTGGTTTTCAGAAATATGTTTATCAATTAAACTATTTGTTCTAGAAATTTTAATTATATTAAAATTATATTTTTTTAAATGATCAATTTCATGTTTAAATCTAACATCTGCTATAACTATATTTTTATCTTTATTTTTTTCTAAAAATATATCAAATAATCTTAACCATATATGTTTTTTTTTTATTTTTAATTCAGGAAATAGTTTATAAATTAAATCCTGTCCAAATTCTGTTCCTAATCTTTGAACTATTACTCTAGGTGATATTCCTATTTCATCATCTATACTTTCTTTTAAATTACCATATAATTGCTCATTATTTAAATTAAATATAATTTTTGCTATATCTTTAACAGGAGTAGCAAAACTATATTTAACAAAACCTTTAGTGTTTACTAAATAATCTGCCAATGTATCTTTTCCACTTCCTTTTTGTCCTAATAATCCTATACGGTCCATAATAAATTAAT